AACGTGGAATGGGAAGGGATAAAATTTAACCGTCTATGGGTTTATAAAGAAATCTCCGGCACCGAGCGTAATCCTCGGGAGTGGGCGGAAACCATAAAACAGCAAATAAACCTTTCAGAATTTTCATGGATTAGAGGTGATCCTTCCATGAATATTAAACGGCCAGATGGATCGGTTTCTATAATCCAGCAATTCCAAAGTGAGGGAATAACTATTTTGCCGGCCAATAACGACCGGCAGAATGGATGGGCAGCTTTTCGGAATTGGTTATCTATTGCTCCTGATGGGCTTCCTTATATGATGATCTCCGAGAACTGTCCAAACCTTATAAAAACCATACCGGCAATGGTCCATGATGAAAACAATCGTGAAGATATTGACCAGAGTGCCAATAATGACCATTGGGTAGACGGGGGCAGATATATGCTCATCCATACCAGATGGGTTGATGCCCGGGCCGGGGCAGTCTTACGGCCTATACAGAGAATAATGCCGCCGAAATTTGTCGGTCTAATAGATCCGTCGAAATTTGAAATCAAACGTCGATGATATAATTTATTTATGGGGCATACTAACCCAGGTCAGAAAAAAACGTGTACTGTATGGCTTGAACCGGAAGTAGAAGGCGAGGGGGACAAACAAAAGATGTTTTACTGTTTCAACTGTCGCATCCCCATAATCCAATACCGGGGTATGGTCGCCACCGTTGTCCCCGGAAACCAACCTTACACTCCCAACACCATTATTAAATGCAAGGGCAGTCTACAAACCCGGGATGGCATCTGGGAGGAATGTGGCCAGTACTACGTTTTCATGGGTGCGGCTTATTCCCGTGACCCTGAGATGAAATAGTCGGTGATATAATTTAACCGTGGAAGATAAAAGATTTGAACCCAAAGAAGCAGCTACCCCTGCCCCTCCGGCCCTGACTTTGGATGTGGACGACGATAAACTGGTCAAGTTCATAAATGCCTACGCCGAGAAAGCCAGGAAGTTCTACGAGAAAAAAAAGATAAAACAGCGCCGGGAGATAAACAAACGCTTCTACTTCGGCCGCCAGATCGAGACTGACTTCGAGAAAAAGAGCAATACCTACAAAGGCGTAACCGGCGAAAGACTGTTAAAGACCTATGAGAAGCCATTTTCCGATAATGTAATCAAAGAGGGAGAGGATGCACTCCGCCCAATGGTTCTATCCCGTCTTCCCGACTTTATCGTCAACTCCGGGGTGCAAGGCAACCCCGCCTCGGAGAAGGTAGCAGAGGCTATATCCAAGGTGGTCAATGCAAAAATAACCTCCCGGGACATGAAGCGTCTGCTGGCCCGGGCTTTCCGCCATCATCCAGTCTACTTCTGGGCCGTAATCAAATACTACTGGGATCCCCAGGCCGGGAATAGAGGCGACACTGTCTATGAGGTCATCCATCCCGAGAACATCATCGCAGACATGAGTGCCACCGAGGCCGACCAGGAGAAGATGCAGGTCATCATCCATTATGTGGAAAAGCCATTGAAGACTTGGATAATGCTTTTCCCGAAGTTCGAGGACAAGCTGATAGAGTTCGCCCGGAGCGAGGGAGCTTTCTCTGGCGAACTTAACGAAGAGTCATTGGCCGCTAATTTGAAAATCGCAGAAGTATGGTTCGACTGGTCGGAGAAAAAAGAGGAATTCGACCCGGAAAATCCCGAGTTTAATTTCTTTACCGCTGTCTGCTGGAAGATAAAGGACACCATCTTAGACAAAAAACTGAACCCGAATTGGGATTGGGAAGGATCCGAACAACTATTCTTCAACGGCAGACCTATCCCCGATGAACTCATCCCCCAAATTTCCATGATGGGTATGGACGTCCCGGGGATTGAAAGAAAGAAAATCTACAAAAACTTCTTTAAGAAACCCCGCAAGCCATTCATTTTCGTAGCCCATGAACAATGGGGCGAGGGACCGATGGATGAAACTTCAAGGGTTGAGGAAAACCTGCTTCTGCAGGAAAACTATGATGTTCGCGGAATGCAGGTGACTAAAATGATAGATGATTCCCGGGGTAAACACGTTTACTCGACCATGTCCGGTCTTAAGCGGGAAACGGTAGAAAATATGGATGTCAACAACCCAGATCAGGATATGGTTCTCGATGGCGATCTCCGGCAAATCCACAGCTTTATCAATAAAGAACAACCATCTAACGCCATGTTTGCTGATCTTACCAACACTCGGGAGAGGATACTGGCTCGCCAGCACGTTCATGGCGCATCCCGCGGCGAGGTCGAGTCCCAGGTTGCGACTACTAACCAAATCGCCCGGGAGGCGGACTTCACTGCGGCTGACGATATCCGTGATGACACTGTTGACGGGGTGGCTATGCAGGTTGCCGAGTCTTGGATGCACATGGCCAAGCTCCGCTACACAAAAGAACATTTTGAGGAAATTTTGGGCAGGATAGGTCAGGAAATGCTTGAAAGTCTGCAGGAGGACATGATCGAGGACGGCATGGTAGTTACAATTTCTTCATCCGGCACCGACAAACTTAAAGCCGAGAGACAAGCCAAGGATGAGGCTCAACTTGGGTTAATAGACCCCCTTTCTTATTACCGGGATATCGGCCGGGATGACCCGGAGAAGCGTGCTGAGATGCTTTTCCTTTTCCAAACCGCCCCTGAACTTTATTACAAGAGATTCGTCCAGGGTGAGGAGGTCCAGGGGATAGCTGATGAGGTGGCGATGTTCTCCCAGCAACGCCTGGCAACCGCCCAAGGACAGTCTGCCGGGCAGCCGGGGATGGCCCCCGGGATGATGGCCGGATCGCGGATGCCTCCTATGCAACCCACCCCCCAGAACACCGGTGCCATACCGGAAATGGCTCCGGGCAGTCCCAGAAACTTAATAGGCAGGGCCGGACAGGCAATTTCCGGTTTATTTAACCGCGGGGGTATATAATAATTCCATGCCGCTTCCCAAGACCCGAGATGTAGGAAAGGTAATGCACGCCATGAAAGAGGAAGATATGCCGCATAAACAGAAGGTCGCTATCGCTCTCAGCACCGCCCGTAAGGCAGGGGCAAGAATACCGAAGAAGAAATCAAGAATGGATATGGCCGGGGATGCCGCCCATAAGGTCTCATATTCTTAACTGTGTTATAATAAATTCATGGATGCAGAAAATACTGCGAATACAACCACGCCCGCTCCGGGTACTGAAACTCAAGAAACTGGGACGCAGACGACTCCGCCACAACCTCAAGCTCCGATCGCTCCTCAAACTCCATCGTCGGCGCCGGTTGACTCCGCAAAACTAAAAGAAGAAATCACCCGCGATGTATCGGGTAAAGTGTCCGAGGAGGTCAGCAAGTCTGTTATCCAGAGGATAGGAGAAGCCCTTGGCCTGACCAAAAAAGAAGAAGCCAAACTTCCGACTGATCCCGAATCTTTGAAAAAGATAGTTGACGAAGCGGTCAGCACCCGCCTTGATGAGTTCACCCGGCAACAGGCGGAGGCTACGGAAACTTCAGAGGAGGAATACCGGCAGAAGGTGGATGAAACCATTAAAAATTGGTATGCGCAATATAACCAGCTGGCCCGTATCGGCAAGGTTCCCTCGGTAACTAATGAAGGAGATAAAAGTGACAAAGGTGTTAATGCCAGGAAAAAGATTATCCTGGCGATAGGCCAGATGATCGAGGAAAACAAAAAAGCCGGTGTTGACTATGTCCCCAGCATCGCCGACGCCATGCTGGCCCGGCCCAATGTCCTGACCGCCGCACCTCCGGGGGCAGACCTGCCCATATCCGGCAATACCTCGGCCACCGAAAGCGGAGGAGGGCTTCCCTACAAATCAATTTCCAAAATGAGTTTCAAGGATATAGCCACAAAAGGTAGTTCTTGACATTTGCATTTGACGATAGTGTATAATATAGACAGAGTAATTTAACTCGCACATGATGCGGGTTTTTTTATTCTCTCAAAATGGCAGCAGACGGAATAGCAATCACCAACAGACTGGACGGGACAACCGAACGCGATCTTCACCGCAAGGTTGTGGATAATATACTCAATGGCCGGACTTATATGTCCCGGGTTCTCGGAAAAGGGGAACCATTTGACGGCAAGTCTAAGGACTACACTGTAGATATTACCCAATCCTCACAATTTGAATGGTTTACCGGTCTGGAAAACTTAAACTCCTCGGCAGAGGATACGACCATCACTCTTTCTTATGCCCATACCGCCGGCGCCCAGCCCAAGGTCGGCATCATGCTTGAGTCTTTTGCTAATGCCGGACAGCTCGGTACTATTCCCCTTGACGCCTTTAAATATGAGAAAGCCTCCCAGGAATTACTGCGCAACCTATCAACAGCTATATTCGGAACCGGGGCCGGGGATGCCCCCAATGGCCTTCAGGCTATAGTTGATAACGGCACCAACGCTGGCACCATTGGCGGACAATCCCGCACTACTTATTCCGCATTGAATGCAGGCGCCTATACTTCATCCGGCGGAAACCTGACTTTGGCCAAGCTCGGAACTCTCGATGACAACGCCGCCAAGGGCGGGGAAGTTGGAGCCACTCCCAACATTAACGTCACCACCTTTACTATCTGGAGCCTTTTTGAGCAGTTGCTTGACCCTCAGGTTCGGGCCAACTATGAAGCCTCGGGTTTTTCTGCCCTGGCAATTCGTGGTGATAACGCCGTGTCCGCTGCCCAACTCGGCGGAGCCGCAGGATTCCATGTGGTATTCCACCGCGGTCGCCCAGTCCTTAAAGATAAAGGCGCAACCTCTGGAGTCTGGTACAAACTTAATGAGGACTCTTTCGGCTGGGCCGGTAGAACTAGGGTTCCCGAGGAATATGCCGGGCTACTGACTAAAGTAAATCTGCGCGGAGAAGGCGAAGCCTACGAATCAATCGCCTTGGCTGAAGGTCCGAGTGAATTTAATGGTTTCTTTTATCAAAAACCCATGATGATGCCCGACCAAGCTGGAACTATCGCCAGGTTCTACGTCATCGGTCAGATCTGTACTTGGAACCCAAGATTAAACGCCCAGTTATATGCAATTACGGGAGTATAATTAAAACATGAGTAAACTAGCAGCCATCGAACCAGGGGCACAAGGCACAACTGTGGGCCAGGTGTCAATCGGAACCCGCTATGAAGACGCCTTCGGCCGGGTATTCTACTATGCCTTTGCCGCAACCGCAGTCGGACGGGGCAAGGTAGCCAGGGCCGCAGCCGCGATAGCCAATCACTCTAATATGAGTTTCCAGACTGCCCCGGCAGTGGGAGATGTCTCGGTCAAAGTAACCCTTGGAGGTACCGCCTTGACAGCAGATCAATACAAAGACGGCTGGCTGGTGAACCAGGACGGGACCGGTGAAGGCAGGATTTACAAGATCGAAGGTTGCGATGCCCAAACATCAACCTCAGGCACCGCTGTCATTTACCTGGCAGAGCAAATAGATATCGTAATGGCCGTTTCCGAAAGTAATGTAGATTTTGTTTACAATCACTATGACGAACTCCTCCCCCCGGCCGACAATGGACAAAACTATCTTCCCGTGGGAGTACCCATCATGGTCGGCGGACTCGGAGCTAGTGAATACGGTTATATCCAAACCTGGGGACCGGCAGGAGTTTGGAGAGATGAAGCCGACGATGCTTTGGGCGATGAATTCACCTGGGGTGCAGGAACCGGTACAGGCCAGATCGAAGGGCGAGATGCTGTTACGGAAGTTGGATTCGGATTCTTCGGACCGGTTGCCGGCGTAGATACCGAATATCAACTAGCATTTTTACAAATCAGCAGATAACGCTTTGTTGCCGCAAGGTAAACATTGCCCCAAGCGGGTAGAAGCGTAAAGACTAGCCCTCTTTACGGAGGGTTTTTTAATAACTATGCCAAAACTATCAGATGAACCCAAAAAGAAACCGGGACTAGACCCGGCGGATTTTGCCGACTACGGAGATTATTTAGCTGCTAAAAAAGAAGCAGAAACCAAATCCGAAGAAAAACTTGAGGAAGTGGTTGTAGATATGTCAAAAGAATAACATGAGAGCCGACAGATACTATCCAGGCTTCCACAGGAACCTTAAATGGTATCCCGATGATTTAGTTGTCCCCGGGATCCCTCTTGAAGGTGGAAATGTCTGGTATGTAGACGGGGACAAAAGCACGGGTGGTGCCGGTGGAAGCTGGGAAGACGCTTTCGGTGAGAGTGACTTCAACGGTAATCTATCCGCTTTTCCTTCTACAATTGCGGCAGGTGACGTAATCTATGTCGCAGGCAGAACAATGGCGGTAACCGATACCGACCCAATTTCTTATACTACTAATTTAGTTATCAATGTCCCCCAAGTTTCCATAATTGGAGTTTCAAGAGGCAGAACCCAGGGTGGACTTCCTCAACTCAAAGTCGGGGCGACCACGACCAGCCCTATTATTACGGTTGCAGCTCCAGGTGTTCTAATTGCCAATCTTGGTATTAACGGCGTAGGAGGGACAGGTGGTGGGATTGTTCTCGATGATGATGGTGGGACCACAAAAGCAGCTTTTGGGGCTTCAATCCTTGGTTGCCATTTCAAGAACTGCGTCGGGACAACCGCGAACAATGCGGCTACCGGCGGAGCTGTTCAGTGGGCGGCCACTGGCGGAGCCTGGCAGGTTCTTATTGCCGGTAATAGATTCTACAAAAACGTAGGGGACGTGGTATTAATGGGCACTTCCGGATCAGTTCCCCAAGATGTGGTGATCGCGGACAATATCTTCTCCGGCCCAGCGGCAAATGTAGACTGTAATCTCTACCTGGCAGGAGGTTCGGGCATGAACGGTGTAGTCATTGACAGCAATATCTTTCAGCAACTCCCTGCACTTGGCGGGACAAACGATAGATTCATTGACGCTACTGGCTGCGTAGGAATGCTGACCAGAAATATGTTCGGGGCATTGGTATCTGAAGGTTCTTCGGAGAAGACTTTTGAGGCCGCCGGTACCGGGGCAAAAATCCCCACGACCATGCATATGGCTGGCAACTACGGACAATTCGAAACGGGTGTGGGCGCAGGGTTGATATCCGGTGAGATCTTTGCCTAAGTGATATAATTGCTTCATGGGCGATTTCACTCACGACTTCGAGATTAAGTATGATGACAAGGAAATCAATGGTGAAGTGGAATTTAACGTAGACGGCAAGGTTTCCTACTCTTTTACCGGAGATCCGATACTTAGACTCGATGAATCCGCACTTCTGAACCAACTATTCGCCACAGTTCAGGAAATGTATAAGTTGGAATCCGGTTTGCAGAAAATCGAGATTACTGAGAAATGATATAATCAAAATATGACGGCTTTTGCAGATTCGATGGATCGAGATGCTAATAGTCAAGTTTTAACTGGTGATTATCCTTTCAGGACTAAGAGAACTATCACTTTTGCCGGAGCTACCGCGGGTGCATGGGGAAATGACGGGGGTGCTTTAGACGGAGCTGCTATTTTTACTGTCACCGGAGTCGTACAAATAAAAGTTTTAGCCGTGGTCACAACCAGCCTTGCGGGAGCAAGTGCTACATTGGCAGTGGGTTTTGCTACACAAACTACTATTTTTCTACCCACTGAAACCGGCACTGATCTGGATGCCGGACAAATTTGGCTTAATGACGCTACCACGGCGGCTTATCAAATTGTCGGTGAGGAAGCTGCTGCGGCTGATAATCTACCAGAATACTTGCTCAATGGACAGGATATTATCTTGACAATTGCAGGAGGAGCTAATGTTGACAGTGGAGTAATTGATTTTTATGCATTTTGGAGGCCAATTTCTGATGATGGAAGTGTGGTAGCAACCACTACTTAAAAACTATTGTGCTATAATAATTTACATGGACAAAAAAGTCCGACAAGAAAATCTGTCTGCTTCCCAATTGCTTCTTAAGTTGATTAAAGAAAACAATCTCCACATATCCATCGGCCGGCCGAAGATCAGTTTCACCGACGATAATACCGTCATCATCAGTCCCCCGCAACTAGTTTGCTCTTACTTGCCAACTTCCAAACAACCGGAGAAGAAAAAAGAAGATGCCAGACCAGCCTAAATCCTTATTTCACCAGGAACTCGAGCGCCGGGCCAATGACCTCATTAAAGTTTTCAATCCCACAGATAAGGATTACATAGTGGAATGGTCCCGTCGGGACGGCAGTAAACTGTTTAGGGTACCCGCCAAAGGCGATGCCATATTAATCCGGTACATAGCCGAAAAATACCTTCAGGAGATGTTTGAAAAGTTAATGGTTGACAAAACCAACGCCGCAGTTATAGCAGAGAATGAAAAAAGGATAGCCAAGGGCATGGAGGAAATGACCAAGTGGAAAGACCAAATGCGCTTCGAAAGCCAATACTACAATCCATCGCTCGAAGAATCCAAGAAACTCCTGGCCACGCTTTACGGTGGAGTGGTTCAGGAATTCGGCGTTGATCGGGTCGGAGCCATGCAGGCTGCGGATCAAATCCCGACAGACAAGCCCGCCTTCCAGGCCGCCTGGGATGAAATTTCAAAACAAAAACCTATCCCGGCTCCCAAACCGGAGGAAATACCACAAAAAAAGGTGGAGCAAATTAAAAAGGAGGCCATTCAGGGAGCATCGGCATGAATCGTGTCACTATTGCACAACATAAAGACAACTGGACCATCAGTTTCGGCGGCACTCCCGCCAAACGCAAAACACCTTTAGCGGTATACCATCTCTTAGAACGAAGGTTGATGGCAAAATCCAGCCTGCGCCGTGGGGATAAAACGTCCGTTTTGGTTAAGTACCGAGATGGATACCACAATGAGACTATTCCAGAGATTGAACCTAACTATTTGCTTTGGGCCGGTTGTTGCTTTTTAGAAGATTACTTGCCCAAAGAAGCAATTAGGCGCGCTTCTCAAAAATATGACCGATCTTAGACGTGAAGTATCCAATCTACTGGGAGTTGTCATTCCCGACGACGCTTGGGAGTCGACTTTTGCGGAGTTGGAAAAAACCGGCCGTATCCAAATGAAACAGGTAGTACAACTATTGGTTATGCTTCTGAAACGGGCGGAGGAAAATGAACTCGGAGCCAAAGGCTGAGGAGAAGGGGATTTTCAACCCCCTAATGGATGATTTCACCGTAAACTACGACATAGACGGTAACCTTAGCCCTAAACCCTTCACTGCCAAATCTTTGGAAATCACATATTTTCCGGAGCCTATTTATACCCATGTCAAAACGGCTTTGGTCGACGCTATTATAAATAAGCGGGAGATCAATCCCGTACTTGAGCATAAGCGCCGGGAGATCGAGGAGGAGATAACACAATGAGAGACAAAATGGCGGCAGTCCAACGGGCCTTTGACGACATGAAGGTAACGATGGCTCAGTTTCTAGTGGATGCCGACAAGACGGTCGCTGAATTTGATAGGCTCGAGGGAATTAAAGTTCAACTGAGGCAACACGAGGAGGAATTGGCGGGGAAAAATAAGACCTTGCTTAATCTCAAAAAAGAGTCAGATGAAAAGATCATCCAGGCGAATGTTTTATTGAAGCAGGTCGAGGGGCGGGAGCTGGAAATTGCCCGCAAATCCGACCTGCTGGCAAAACTTGAGGGCAAGCAGGCCCAGGTGCGGGGGGAGATGGAGGAGATGGCGAAGACCAGGGGGGCGATTATCGAGGAAAAACAACAATTGGAAAGGGAGAAGACCGCAACATCTGAACGGAAGGCCGCATTGGATATGAAGGAAAAAGATATAAACTCGAAGATAAATAAGCTCAGAAGTATCACCGCCAGGTACGCTACCTAGTGGGGTATAATATAAATAGGGAATTTAGCCCATCCGCAAGGTGGGTATTTTTATGGCTAACGCAAAAATAGACGAAAATAGTAGATACGCCTTGATAGTGGTTGATGCCGACGACAATGAGGCCGTTCTGAGAGTCACGGGTCAAAACCTCACTAATTCCACCCCAATCCATGTCGCTCTTGTTGATGCCAGCGGGGATCAGATAGTCAGCTTCGGCGGAGGTTCCCAATATGTGGAGGATGCCGCCGCCGCCGCAAATCCAACAGGAACAGTCCCTATTCTTATAAGAACCGATACTCCCGCCACCCAGGTTACAACCGACGGTGATAATGTAGCCCAAAGAGGTACTAACTACGGGGCGGCTTATGTTCAATTAGTGACCTCGGCTGGTGCTTATATAGATTCGGTTGGGGGCGGTACGGAATATACGGAGGATGTCATCACGGCCAACCCCCAAATCGGCAAGGCAATAATGGTGGAGAGGGACGACCAACTTGCGGCAGTTACCCCCATCGAAGGAGACTGGATAGGATTAAGAGGAACGGGAAAAGGAGCCTTATGGGTGGCATTGGCTGACTCAAGCGGTGACCCAATTACTTCATTTGGAGGAGGCATCCAATACTCTGATGGAGATGCCAATGCCGATCCAACCGGCACGGTGGCAATGGGAACTGATGGAAGTAATATTTTCGCCTTGCATACCGATACTTCAGGCGACCTTCAAGTTGATGTTCTAACTATGCCGACTGTGGCTGTTACTGGGACTTTCTGGCAGGCCACCCAACCAGTTTCCGGAACCTTCTGGCAAGCAACACAACCCGTTTCTATTGCTGCGACAGTCACGGTAGATGGGTCGGGAGTAACCCAGCCGGTGTCGAACGCCGGACTTACGGAACTGGCTGCGGCCATCAACATTTCCTCACAAATGGATGTCAACATTGCCGCTTCATCGGCGACCGTCGCAGTGTCGAACGCCGGACTTACGGCCTTAAATGGGGCAATCTCAGGCACGGAGGTTCAAGTCGATGTCATTACCATGCCCACCACCACCGTTACGGCTACAAATCTTGACATTCGTGACCTCACTAGTGCTTCCGATTCAATTCTCATTTATGGTTCAGACGATGGCGGGACGACAAAACGGGTAATCAAAACTGATTCAGGAGGGGCAATACAAGTTGATCTTGAGGTAACCAGTGTAACGGTGACTTCCGGCAATATTACCGCCGATACGGAATTAACAACTGCCGATTTGGATACTGGGGCAGGGACAGACACTAGGGCTGTTGTGGGGCTGGTAGGGACGGCGAGTGGCGGAGGTCAACTTATTCCAGGTTCTTCTACCGATGGGTTGTTAGTTAATTTAGGAACGAATAATGACGTTGTGGTTTCGGCTACCGACCTTGATATTCGGAACCTAACCTCAACCGATGTGGTGACAGTAACAGGCGGGGCAGGTCAAACCGCTGATGTAAAAATAACTCTCGATAGTGAAAGTGTGGCGGTAACCAATGCGGGCATAACTACTATCGCTGGAGCTGTGGCTGGAACAGAAATGCAAGTGGATGTTCTAACCATGCCTACCGTTGCTGTAACAGGTACCTTCTGGCAGGCAACTCAGCCGGTGTCTATTGCCGGAACAGTCACAGTAGACAGTGAATTGACTACGGCCGACCTGGATACTGGGGCGGGGACAGATACACGGGCAGTAGTTGGGTTGGTGGGTTCGGCTTCGGGTGGCGGAGCTTTAATACCGGGAAGCGCAACTGATGGACTATTGGTGAACCTGGGTACAAACAATGATGTAACTTTGGCGTCTACAACAATAACGGGAACCGTTGCGGTTACCCAGTCCGGCACTTGGGACGAAGTTGGAATAAACGACAGCGGGAACGCAATAACGGTAGATTGGGCGGGAACTGCACCTCCGATTGGGGCAGGATTGGAAGCCACGGCCTTACGGGTAACGGTGGCTACTGACTCGACTGGTGTTTTATCTGTTGACGATAATGGCGGTGCGCTTACTGTAGATGGTACTGTTACTGCTAATCTTTCAGCAACCGACAATGCAGTTTTAGATGCGATAGAGGCAGATACCACTACGATCGCTGGAGCGGTATCAGGTACGGAGATGCAGGTTGATGTGATAACTATGCCTAGTGTTACTATCGGTACTTTTCCTGACAATGAACCGTTTAATGTGGCCCAATGGGGCGGAAACGCTGTTACGGCGGGGGCGGGGGCTGTAGCTGCGGGAACTCCAAGAATAACCCATGCTTCAGATGACCCCACAGTCACAGCTTTACAAATAATTGACAATATCGTTTCCGGTTCAGAAGCTCAGGTTGATGTGGTGGCGGCTTTGCCGGCGGGAACTAATGCGATAGGAAAACTTTTACAGCCTGATATAGATGTAACCACAAACTCGAATTATGCCAAAAAATACTATACTTCAGCGGGGGCAGTAACCGACGGCATTATCTGGAGTCCTGCGGCGGGTAAACGGTGGCATATCCATACCATCTATATCAATGTTTCAGCGGCAGCCACGATAACGCTGGAAGATGATTTGGCGGCGGGCGACTCAGCAATTTGGAAGGGCGAGTTGGCAGCCAATTCAGGAGTGGTGATGACATTCCCCGAAAAGTACCCGTGGGCTTCTGGGGAAGATGCGGCTGATTTAATTATTACTACTAGTGCGGGGAATGTGTATGTTACTTGTTCGGGAATGGAAATTTAACTATGGCCTCTGCTGACACCCTCGCATTTTTCGCTCCCCATCAGAATATGCCCCCGGCCTCTGCCTTTGCCACAGTGGATACTAGGAATGGATATTTAGTATTAGATTTTGACGATACAACTGACGAATCGGCGGTCTTTTGGGGGTTCATGCCCCGGAATTATGCCGGGGGAGGTATTACCGTTACTGTAGGCTGGATGGCAACCTCCGCTACTTCCGGCACTATTTCTCTGGATGTATCTTTTATGTCCATTACTGATGATGCGGATGATTTGGATACCAAGGCGTTTGCCGCCGCCAATAATGCTAATCCCACAACTGCGTCAGCTACAGGAGAAGTGGACTATATCGCTGTTACATTTACGGACGGGGCAGACATGGACTCAATCGCCGCTGGAGAAGTATTTTTGATGAAAATAACCAGAGACGCTAACGGAACTACCAGCACCGATAACTTGGTGGGGGATGCCGAAATTGTCTTTATTGAGATCAAGGAGACATAAATGCTAAAAAAAAAATACTTTCCATCTTCTTTGACCCCCCCTTTGGGATAATCACCTTTTTTCTCCTATTACCGTTTATCTTATTTTTGAGATGGGTTAATAAGGAAGCCGATGGCCATTGACTTCAACGCAACCACTACCAAAATAACTCCCACCTTCGCTGCCCATGCCGTCCAAAGGACTTACTCTATCTGGGCCTACCGTGAGGGCGCAGGAGAAGGGGATTTCGGAAGGATGTTTGATAAGAGGACTTCTGGCGTTGAAGTGGAACTATTATATGCAGATCAATTAGCGGGCAAGTATCTTTACGGAAGGGTATGGAATGTCGCACCCGGGGAATGGAGTTTCCCTGATCCTCCGCTTAACGAATGGCACAATGTTACTGTTACCTACGACGCCACTGTGGATACGAATGACCCCCTGATGTATTTGGATGGGGTTTCGCAAACCGTGACAGAAGAGGAGATTCCCGACGGCACCGCCACCAATGACACCGCGGGGGAATACGTAATAGGAAACAGAGGCGCCCAAAGCCGGACTTGGGATGGGGGACTGTGTGAGTTTGCTATTTGGGATGCGATTTTGACTCCTGGGGAAGTTGCCGCCCTAGGTAAGGGGTTCAGTCCGCTCTTCTTCCCGACATCATTGACATTTTACGCTCCGCTGGTCAGAAACTTGTTTGACTACATGGGTACCGGAACATTGACTGGCGTAGATACCGCCGTTAGGGACCACCCCCGCATCATCTACCCCTCGGCGGGAGGAATGAGGAGATTCACCACTGCGGCTGGGGCGGCGACTTTGGTTAAGGATTTAATCCAAGCTGGGATTCTCGCCTTTCCTCGTAGTTGATGATATAAACCAGTTCCTTTTGCCAGGTGATAAAATGAGTATATGAGGCATACACTAAGCAGTTTAATTACGCTTTGTCAGAACGGGGCCGGGAAAGACACCAGTACCCCATCTAAAACATTCTTCAAACAGAGGTTGAGCCAAAACTACGAATTCGTAATTTCTAAACTTCCCAGCCATCTTTCGGAAATTCCCCGGACTTTCTCAACAGTAGCTACTCAACAGTATTATCATTACCCCCCCAGCTACCGAAGAGTGTCGGGTTTAGAAATTACCATCGGAAGTAAAAAATATCCCCTGACTCCTGTATTTTCTCAAGATGAATGGAATCCCTTAAATGCTATTACTATCCAATCCGGCGCCAT